AACTCAATATCCATTGCATCACCATAGTGGTGAATTGTGCACAATTAGAGCGAATCAATTAAAGAAATGCCTAAATGTAGATCGATTGGTATTTGTAACATATGATGAATCATCACAAATATCAATATACGAAGTTCCAAAGGACAGACGATTCAACTTTCAAACATACACTGCTAGGTTGTTCCGACCAACATCACGGCAAACAATGCATGGATGGAGAATTGATGATATGAAACTTTTAAAGCAATTTACCGATTCATTTTTAGCTCGACAAATGCAAGAATTATCAATAGCTAAAGCTATAAAAAACACACTAAACAAAAGATATAATAAGGAGAAATAAATGAGAAGCAAAAAAGTAGCAATCATATTGGGCCGCGGCACCGAAGGGTGTGGCGTAACAAAGTTTACCCTGGAGCAAAACCGTTGGTTGATTGAACATGGGTATGACACGACCATTTTTTCGGTGGCGGATAAAGCATGGACTCGAAAGAATGCTCATGATAACAGCGCAATTGAGCTAGTGAAGTTTAAGGATAATGCTGCAGTTGACACTGTCATTCATGCGTGTAATACGTGTGATTATGTCATCATCAATTCGTTGCCATCCAAGGGACATCCTGTTGAATGTATTGCAAACTTCAAGCGTTTGATTGAAGCCATTAGCGTTCCTGTAATGCTTGTGCAGTTAGATCACATGAGTGCATCTATTCGTAGGAATGAATGTATGGATGAAGTTATTGACAAGGCCGGCGTCATATTCTCACTCAGCCCAGATAATGACTTTGGTCAGTATGTCAAAGAGTACAAAGAAGTAGGCGAGCTTAGCAGTTTCTTTGGTGAAGACGAAATTGAGATTTTCGACTATCAGGTTGGTCTGTATTTCGATACGATCCGTGATCAATATTGGAAAGATGATATTTCAATTCAGGATGCCAAGCATCACAAATGGATTGGCCGAACCACGTCTTGGAAGGGTTATGATAAACTGTTCCAGTTCCATGATTGCTATCTTAAGGGTAATGGCTGCCTGACAACGTTTGAGGGCATTGAACGTTCCCCGGCATACCTTGGCTTCCGGCAGCTAGGTGAGTTTGACGGGCATATTGGAAAAGATGATGATATTGCCACTGACGATTTGTCTAATGCATACGGAAAACCTGTCCAAGTGTTTGGACCTTACGTCCATGCTGAAATGCTCGACCGCATGTCACGTTGTGGCTTTGGTTATCAACTGACGGTATTCAAGCCGCGCTTCCAGCGCCGGGCATTAGAGTACACCCACATGGAAATCGTGTGTGCCGGTGTGGTGCCAGTTTTTCGCGAGCTTTATGGCAAGCAATGCCATCACCGTGTGTCAGGTGATCCACTTATTGAGTGTAAGGATAACGGCACAGTTTGGTTGGCTGAAGATATTGTTGAAATGTCTAAGGCATTTGAATTGATTAAGAAGCTCGAAGCCGATGATGGCATGAGAGATGAATGGCGCCACATGGCGTATGAGTTCTACAAAGAACATCAGGATGCAGAGAATGTCTTTGCTGAAATGTTCGCTACTGCGGAGGCTAAAATTGCGAGTTAAACATGCTCTGTAGCAGCCCTTGCGCTGGTGAAAAGTTTGCTAGTTATAAATAACACAAACCAGCGCAAGGAGTTAATTATGACAGGGTATGTTTATCACATTCGGGATCCTAAATGTAGCGATTTAGATCACGGTTATATTGGTGTTACGAAGCATCTTAACAAACGATGGAAAGCACATCAAGGCGATCCACATTGTACAATGCATCATTGGATTCGAATTCATAATTTGAAGTTAGAAGATGTTGATATTATTTTTAAAGGTGATATTGAAGAGTGCTATCAAATGGAAAAGAAATTGAGACCAAAACAGAAGATGGGTTGGAACGTTGCATCTGGCGGTGGTTGCGGCCCATACATTTCAGGAATTGAAGATCTCAGTGCACATAGATCAAAGGCTCAAAGCGAACGTATGAAAGATGAAGCACTTAAGAAAAAACAGGGAGAAACCTTTAAAGAAAACTACTACAAGAGTGAAGATTCGCAAAAGTTACGGTCGCGCCGTACTACAGAACATATGCAAGATCCTATTAAGAGAGCAAAATGCTTAGGTGCAATGCATAAATTGGTCCAATGCCCGCATTGTGATTATAAAAATAATGCAGGAAATGTGGCCTTACACATAAAAAGAAAACATAAAAATGAATAAACACGCCGTAATTATACCTCTAATTGGAGGAATGCCCATTGCTATGGAGCACGTCTTCAAAAGACCGCCTGAATATATCTTGTCATACACTCCCTTTGCTGCGAATGATGCGCAATACCGTGCATACCGCCCAAATGTGCCGTATATGTTCATTGATAAGAATGAAGCGAAGTCTTTTAAGCTTGCGCCAGTTGATATTGTGACAACCCTCTGCCCATGCGCAGGGCTATCTTCATTATCACCATCGGCTGCTGCTGAGTCGACTACAAATGATTGGATGACAATTACGGCTAAGTATGTTCTATCTGAACTAGAGCCAAAGGTCTTTTGGGGAGAGAATGCACCTCGTCTTGCAAGTAAGATGGGCGAGCCAACCGTGAATAGACTACGTGAGATAGCGAAGTATAATGGCTATACCTTTTCGCTTTACAAGACTAAGTCTATACTGCATGGCTTGAGTCAAGTGAGGGACAGGTCATTCTATTTCTTTTGGAAAGGTACAGAGACGCCTATCCTGAAGTACTTTCGCAGAAAGCATGAAACGATTGATGAAACAATTCTGAATGCGTTTGTATCGAAGGATGATCCTATGAATATGCCAGCTAATAATAGAGCGCCAATGGATGATCCATATTACCGCTTCATTAGAACGAAGATATATCCTAACTTCACCCACGCAGAAATCGTGGAGAAGCAGGTGAAGTCAATTAATGGTATGAGCCTCATTGAAGACAATGGCATCTCATATGATGAAGTAGCTAAATGGATGGAACAACAAGGTGAGCTCAAGAAAGCCGCGCGTTGTCGGGAAATCAAAGTGAAGCTCGCGTCTGGGGGAAACATTATGCGAAAGATCTGTGAATTTCCAAAGGATCACATAGGTGCGTTTGTAGGACACATGCCATCGCAATTGATGCATCCTTTCGAAGAACGCTTCCTTACAGTCCGTGAATGTTTGGCAATTATGAAGATGCCTAGCGATTTTCAGTTACAAGGTGGGTTGAAGAACTTAAATATGATATGCCAGTCAGTTCCAGTGACAACGGCTGCTGATCTCGCTAGCGAGATACTAGCGTACCTAAACGGCAAGCGAGACACAGTAACAACGTCATTCCTAGTGCAGGATAATAAGAAGCAAACTTCGTCAATTGCGCCTATGCCGTGTGTAACACTTAATGAATTCATGTAAAAGAAAATTCACTACAGCATAGCGTTAACGCAGTGCGTAATCCATTATATATCAATATGGCATATGCGAATGGTAAAGGCTGCTTTGGTATGACTAAATCGCATTGGAAAGGGAAACGAGGTTCAGAGTGCCCGTGGTATGGGGTGAAGAAATCTAACCGAGAAAATTATGTAAAATCACGTCTAGGCGATAAGAACCCCGCCGCTAAGTCTTATAAAGTGTTCAATGAGCATGGCGAACTCATTTTAGAACGTAATGCCAACATTCAAAAAACACTGTATTGAGCATGGAATTCCAGAGTATGTCGCACGAAAGCTAAAAATTCTAACGATAAGCCTCTAGAATATCCAAAATCAAAAAGTAACAATAAAGTAAATTAGAAACCATTTATCCTGAATATCGGGGGTGGTACGTAGAAAGGCAAACATGTTTATTACATTCGAAGGACCCGAAGGATCGGGCAAATCAACTCAACTCAAAATGCTCGCTGATCGCTTAACGCTTAGCAATTACGATGTGATCACTGTACGAGAACCAGGCGGAACGATCATGGGTGAAGCTGTACGGAATATCCTACAGCACGATTCATGTGGACCTAACATTTCTCCAGTAGCTGAAACGCTATTGTTCGAAGCAAGTCGCGCACAGCTCATCCATGAAGTCATTGGCCCGGCATTAGCGCAAAATACAATTGTGCTTTCAGATCGCTTCATCGACTCAACCATGGCTTATCAAGGCTATGGCCGGAAGTTCCCGCTAAAAGATATTGAAGCACTCAACTCATTTGCCACGCAGGAACTGATGCCGGATATTACAATCTTACTTGACCTTCCAGTTGAGGCAGGGTTCGAACGTATCTTTAAAGAGACCAAAGGAAAGGCAAACCTCGATCGTATGGAACGTGAATCCATGAACTTCCATAATCGGGTCGCTAATGGATATCGTGGCCTCGCGGCGGCTGATAATAACCACCGCTTCACTACAATTGACGCTAATAGGTCTTTGGAAGAGGTTCACGAGGATGTTTTGGCTGTAGTTCTTCTATCGTTGGCCTCAGACGATACCTGATATGATGGTATTTCAAAACTACAGTATGTAAGCGGCAGCTAGAGCCCTACTTATGCATTTTACGCCCTCATGGGTCATTTTGAGCCCATCGAGGGCGTTTTTGTCTCAAAAGTGATTGTGTAAGTGCCTTCTGAAGCCATACTTAGCAAAAAGTACCTTCTGGATGAAAATAATGGTGTACATAGCCGTGGAAACTGTGGTATAATAATATTAGGAACAAGTTAAAGGAAGAGGATACAGTATGAGCAAGCAGATCACCAAGCGTCAAAGAATCATCGATTTTGTTAAGGAAGGCGGAGTTGAGGGCCGCACGTTCTCGGAATGTCAGGAGTTTATTTGTAAAGTTAACGGTCGTGACTGGAACCTCTTCCGCCAGGAGAAGAATTGGAATACTGACGAAATGGTGTTTCGTCGGGTAAACCGCGGTTATTACTGCACCGGTCTTCGTGGTTGGAATCGTCCAATCCTTGACGGTACAGTTATCATCAAGGACTCTTTCACCGGTCGGTGGGTCCATAGTGACAATCTTAAGGAATCCGTGCCGCCTACGATGGTTACCACCTTCATTTTTAATGGCGAGCCAGTCATTATCACAGGTGGTGTATTCCCGAGTGCTGACTTTATGACATGCCGGGTGATCACACAGGTTCGCATTACGTTTGAAAATGGCAATAGTAAGGACGTTGATTTTGAATCGCTTCTCCAGCTGGAGGATGCGAGGGAATTCACATTTAAAGGATGATCGCAAAATAACGGTGTACATCGGTCATCGATTGGTGTATAATAGATCCAGAATAAAGGAAGACACTATGGCAACTACAGTTATTACTGACAGAGCAAGCGAGTTTTGGGGCATTGAGGCCAATGTGGAATACGTTGTCATTAGGTCCTATTTTTATAATGGCGAAGGCTGGTACAGTTTACGCCGCCCTGACGGATCTATATTTGAAGCTCCCGACGTGTTTTTCATGAACATCAAATAAAGAAAGCGAATATGAACATTAAAACATTTCCAACCCTATACCGCCAGCGTCAATCCGGTGCCATCCAGACTTGGACGATCTCAACTGAAGATAACGTCATCGTAACCCGCTGGGGACAAGAAGACGGTTCCATGCAGGAATCTCGTGATGAAGTAAAAGAAGGCAAGAATATTGGTCGTTCCAACGCCACTACGCCAACTGAGCAGGCCCAAGCTGAAGCGCAATCCAAGTGGGAACGTAAGCTGAAGCGAGGCCATGTACAGGAACGAACCGGGGCAAAAACCGGGCAGATTGACGCAATCATTGAAGGTGGTGTCTGGCCTATGCTGGCCCATCGATTTGATAAGGTTGGGCATAAGATCAACTTCCCAGCATTCACTCAGCCCAAGTTCGATGGCCATCGTTGTGTGGCCATTATTGACGACAAGGGGAAGTGCGCTTTGTGGTCACGCTCACGGAAGCCCATTACCTCTTTGCCACACATTGTAGAAGCATATGAGGCACTGGATGTACGTAACATGGTGTTTGATGGAGAACTATACAACCATAAGTATCATGATGACTTTGATCAGATCTCGAGTTTGATTCGGCACGACGAACCCGTTGAAGGTCACACGGAAGTACAGCACCATGTTTACGACCTAGCCATGTCAGGTTTGGACTTCAGTGAACGCCACTATATCATTGACGACCTCATATCAGGGGCCTCCGAGTATTTGGTCATCGTAGAAACCCTTGAAGCTGAGGATGAGATGGAAGCTATAGCTGCGTTCGAACACTTCCTTGAGGTGGGTTACGAAGGCGCCATGCTGCGGAACAAGGTTGGGGAATATGTTTTCTCTCCTTCTAAGCGGTCCTACGATCTGCAGAAGATTAAGAAGTTCCACGATGACGAATTCGAAATCACCGGGGTCAAGGAAGGCCGCGGCAAGATGGCAGGCCATGGTATCTTCATCTGCCAGACGAAGGATGGTTACTCATTTGACGCCAAAATGAAGGGCTCGCTGGCGGATCTGAAGAAGTACTTTGACAGCCCAGATAAGTACATCGGACAGATGCTCACCGTGCAGTATCAGGCGATCATTAAGAAGACGGGTGCCCCTCGCTTTCCTGTGGCTCTTCGCCTACGAGAGGATATCTGAAGTGATTAAGATCTACGGAAAATCCTTTGATATGAAATACCCTTCATTCTGCGAGTCGGAGATTGATATGGGTGCAGGAGGAATATCCTCCCGCTTCACTATTATTGGCATAGTAGAGAATGCAGTATCATGGTATGATGGCAGGTTATGTTTAGGTATGGTTGCTGGTGTTACATGGCCTGGAGATTTTCCGGAACCGACAATAGATACGTACGGTAGAATTCTAATTGATGAAGACGATTGGACAATGACATAATGGCAGCTTATTTTACATCAGACTTGCATTTCGGTCATGGCAGCATAATAAAGTATTGCCAACGCCCGTTTCGAGACCGCGATCATATGCTCAAACATATGATTACGATCATTAATCAACGGGTAAAACCTAATGATACGTTGTATCATATTGGTGACTTTTGCGCCTATGGACGCGAAAAGGGTGTCATGGGAGATAAGGCCCCGGCGACGTACTATGAGGATTTGATCAATGCCAAGGTTATTCATATCATGGGTAATCATGACTCGAATAACAAGGTCAAGGATGGTGTTGAATATGCAGTCATGCGAATGAGCAACCTAAATGTCCTTATGGTGCATAAGCCCGAGTGTGTTTATGTGGACACGCTATTGGCAACCGGCGCAATCGATTTAGTTCTGTGCGGGCATGTTCACGAGAAGTGGGCGGAACGCGTTATAGATGGCATTCTCCGCATCAATGTTGGTGTAGATGTACGTCGGTTCGTCCCTATGAGTAAGATGGACGTTTTGAAAATATACCACAAATGGAAGGGTGGACAAAATGATTAAGAAGATTTATTTAGATGTTGATGGAGTATTGGCAGATTTTACCACATCAGCGTTGCTCTATCATGGGATTAGACCCGAAGAGGTTAATTGGCCTGCAGGTTGTGATCGCATGGGTCCTATGCTAGGTATGACATCTGATGAGTTCATTAAAGAGCTGGATGATTATGACTTTTGGTCAAACCTTGGTGTTTTGCCTAATGGTAACCTCATCTACAACCTAGTGGCAGAATTCTGCCATCTCCACCGCATCCCATTTGCGATCTGTACTCAATATCCCGAGGGGATGAAAGATAATTTTATTGCTGGAAGGAATGATTGGCTTGACCGTAACGCATTTTCCGATGGTGAACGTATATATGTCAGCTCGGCAGTTGGCAAGGGCCCTCTAGGTGAACCAGATGCATTGCTCATCGATGACATGGATTATATCGTCGATGCGTTCAGTGCCAATGGCGGTTATATTCATCAACCGGCTCGATATTGGAATAGATTCCACGATCTTGCCGGCCCGAACCATCTCTTTAGTAGTCGGGCCCGCCTTGATGAGCTCGCTTTAATGACTAGCGTATTGAATCACTTTCATTCTTTGGAACCTACGGCATGAGCAGATCGTTCAAAAAGACACCAATCCATGGTATAGCTAAATGCTCTTCTGAAAAGCAGGATAAGCGTATCTGGCATCAGCGGTTGAGAACTCATAATCGTATGTTATGCAAGTCTGCTACGCTCTCCACAGCCGACGCTGCAGAAGCGTTGATGTTCCCTATGGAACACGACGTGTCAAATAAATGGTCAATGGCCAAGGACGGTAAAGCTTACTGCGCGTATGATCCCGATAAAACATATCCAGACCGGAAAGATCCATCACAGCGTCTACCGTTTTGGAAAAGCGAGTATGAATACTATCGCTCTATCTTAAGTAAATGAGAATATATTATGTCAAGAAAGAAATCCCTGCCTAAGAGTCATGTCTTTGACGATATTCGCTACAGATTAAAAGATCAATCGGGGCTCCCAGAAGGCAAGCTTGGAGAATGTAACTACGAAAAGAAGACTCTCTATATCCCACTCGAGGGAAATACCCTAGAAGATCTGGACGTTATCATCCACGAAGGCCTCCACGCGGCGTGTCCTCTTATCTGCGAATACTACATCAATATCATTGCAACAACCATCGCTAAGCTCCTATGGCGCCTGGGATGGCGGAAAACTGTAGAGTAGTCATCCTGCATCAAGGCTTTACACAACTACAGTATGTAAATGGCCATCGGAGCCATATTTATGCATTTTACGCCCTCATGGGTCGATTTTGGCCGATTTTGGGCCCAAAAGGCCGAAAAAGGTGATTGTGTAAGCCCCTTCTAGAGGCCTACTTAGCAAAAAAGTGCTGTCGGGATCACTTTTTTGTGTACTTTATGGCTGAAACTGGTGTATAATGGTATCAAGCAACAGGGCAGCAGCCCAGAAGGAAAAGAGAATGAACGACATAGACGACATCATGGACGCAATGGCAACCGAAGGCAGTATTGAGGATTTTGATATGGACGCATCTACTGCGGCTATCGAGAACCTGGACATCGTGATCCCAGATGAGGATACCGACGCGGTTGAAATGACCGACGCTGAGATGGAAGCTGAAGATGCTGCCATCCGTGCTGAGATCAACGCTGAGTTGCGCCGAACTGGCCAGTCTGTGGTTGATGACGAATGCGACCTTATTACCAAGCAGGTTGCAGCAGACGTTGTTGTGGCCAAGAAGTCCGCGAAGAAGGCCAAGGCGAAGGCACCTAAGGCGAAGGTCGCGAAGACCGACCGTGGTCGGAAGCCGAAGATGAACCTCGAGGACACCACTAAGATGCGCGATATTCTCGTGGATGCCACCTCTAAGGAGGCTGACCTCACCGTAGTTAAGCGTTGCATCTTTATGCAGGCCCTTGAGCCAGTGTTCAGTCTCCGCGACATCTACCGCGAAACTGTACACCCTCGCTTCAAGGCGACAGTCCGTGGCTGCTATAATGCGGCCGCGATCATCGAGTCCCTGACCGCCCAGATCATGATCCTCAACGGAAAGGGGTAACCCACCATGCCGGCTAAGACACCTTACTTACTACCCGAATCATTTCGGTTCGGTGTAGAGATTGAATTTATGGATACGCCATTGAAAACATTTGCGCCCATATTCAATCAACAAAAGTCTAAGTATCGTCATGGCGTCAAGTGTTCGCTCGATGGCTGGGATGATGTTGATTCCAAATATAAGCATTGGCAGCTTATTGCCGACTATTCCGTAACTGAGATGGATGATTCTGGCGATGACGTTGGAGGTGAAATAGTCTCTCCAATCCTTGACGTATGTAAAGAGTCATTTTTGGAAATCGCTAAGACTATTAAGCTTGTGAATAACAACGACGGTCGATTTGGCAGCGAGACGGGTTATCACATCCACGTTGACTTGGGCGACCTCGATCGTCTTGTGTTTCTAGCGATATGGTATGAAATGTCTTCGGACATCTATGGTATCTTTCCCGATCGCGCCAATAGCCACTACAGTCAGTCACTCATCCGAGTTAATCCGCACGGACCAGACGTCCCAATGATTAATAAAGTAGCTACACTGCTGCTTAACAACCCAGGCCTCATCGGGGAGAAGTACACCGATGTACACCTCTATGGCGAAGACGATTGCCGACGAGCAGAGATCCGATGTGCCCAGATGGTGGACGACTACGACCTGATAATCGGTTGGACGAAGATGGTGCTACAGATCGTCAATTACGCCCATCAATTCCATGACATATTCGAGTTGATTGATACACGACCTTCAGCTTCAATTGTCTATCTCAATGATCACGCTCCTCGAGTTTTGAAGATGACCAAGAATGAATTGCATGCAATTCGAACCAGCGACATATAGGATCCATTATGGCAACTGAAGTAATCAACCTTGAAGGTATAACTGAGACGTACCCAGGTGTATTCTACATCAAAAAGAATAAGTACGTCCTCGTTAAAGACGGTGAGCAGTACATCCTTACGCAGGATCAAATAGATCGCTTGGCTAAAAGTGTGATGGGTCATTACGAGGAGATGGTGCGTGATTTTAAGCCACGAAAGAAGCGTAAGCCACGCCAACCGCGGAAGCCTAAGGCCAAAGTCGTGGGCACAATTGGTGGGACGACTACCGGCGCAACTGAACCCAAGAGTGATCCAACACCTAAAGGTTCAATGGTCGCATACCTTGAAGATCCTGAGAAGCTAGTGGGCGTCTGCAGGCATGATCTACAGTATATCCTTCAGTGTATTGACGATGAGCTTGAGACTATTAAGGAACGGAAGAAGGAAATCCGAAAGGATACCACCCGCACTGACGATCAAAAGATTCTGGATAAGAAGGAATGTGATAAAGGTCTCCGTCTCTTCAAGAAGCTTCAGAAATTTGCTGAACCGTTGGTGGCTACTGCCAAACGAGCTCCAGCCAAGAAGAAAACTACAGCCAAGGCCCCGGTGAAGACTCGTGTGAAGCTCACAACAGCTAAACCTGCCCAAAAGACGGCTCCAAAGAAGCCCTCAAGACGTCCGCGGGGTAAGACTAAGGTTAATACCCTCCCAATATGATCCAAGTGATTCTAGGGCCTCTCAGGAGCCGAAAATAATGGTGTACATTAGGCCAGTGATATGGTATATTAGTCTAGTTATTATTAATAAGGAATTGAGATGATTGAGAAAAATGATGTAATAGCCGTAAAGCTGGCCCGAATTCTGGCCACGATGGATGTTCCATCGCTACGGATAGATGACATCAATTGGCTGAGTCGCAATCTTGCAGTTCGTAATGCTTCACATCCGGATTTTAAAACCGCTAATAAGTTGATCCGTCAACTGTAGCACAACACAAGAAAGTAATTATGCTCATAGCAAAAATTATCGTACTATTTATTGGTGTGTTATTCACATTCAGTAACACGTATCGAATCATGGCAAGAAACGATCTGCCAGCCATCACCATTATCTTGCAGTCAATCGCCATCACGGCATTTGTCGTACTTCAATGGCTTATCTAACACCCAAGGAATATATGAAAAACATACCCACACCATACGACAGCGAGCTCGCCACCTTGATTAACAAAGGCACTGAGATTCGCAAAGTGATTGCCGAAAAGACGACCGATGAAGCGGCAAAGCTGTCACGCATCGCTGTGCAATTGCAAAAACTACGAGCTAGTCAAGCTGAGTACATTAAGAAGGCTAAGGCAGTTCGTAGACAGAAGCCCGACGTAATATTGTATTGGGATAGTGGTTTAGAATTTCGATCATCGGCACCTCGCTCACCTCTACAGAGTGGTTCAGGTCTATATGATCTACTGGACATGATCGTCACTCGCGGAGTTCCTACATCATTCGAATGCAGAGGATAGCATGATTAAATGCATCACTGATACTGAGACCACAGGCCTCGATCCAGAAATCCACACCGTTCACCAGTTGTCATGCATTGTCTTGGATGATAAGGACGTAGAGATTGATTTAATTGATCTAAAGTTTAGGCCTGCTAAGCTTGATTACGAACAGGCAGCATTAGAGAAATCACACATCACTATGGAAGAGCTTTATAGTCGAGAACTCTCGTCAGAAGATGCATTTAAGATCTATACGAAGTTCCTTGACAAGTACGCCGACCGCTTTAATCCCAAAGATAAGATGCAATTCGTTGCGTACAATTCAGTTTTCGACGAAGACTTTGTCAGCAAGTGGTTTGATAATACACCCATGGATTATATGTATGGCAGCTATTTTTGGCGCCCATCGCTGTGTCTCTATCGTGTAGCAGCATGGATTCTACGAGACGCCAGGGTAACATCCGCATTCACTCTCAAATCGTTATGTGAATTTGCTGGAATTGAGTTCAACGAAGACGATGCGCATGATGCAATGTATGATGCGCGGAAAACTGCTGAGCTTTATTTGAAGCTCGTATAAAGGAAACAACTATGATTAATGATACATGTTCATGCGGAGCAGCGATTGCAATTCGCCAAGAGACAGCCGCCGAAGAATTGGCCCTACATAAGGAGTGGTTATCCGCGCATAAAGGGTGTCGGGGTGGTGGCATCAACGATGTTGAGCTCATAGGCTCATACCATACGAGCGGCGGCAGTTGGCCGCCTAAACTAGATGAGACAAAAATTTATTGCCAAGCATAATGAGTACAAGTCAGGAACGCAATGCCACAGGGGCTGGGAAAGGTGATGCAGAACGCATTTCCAATCGAAAGATTTACGACGAGCGCTTTGACGCAATTAATTGGGCGTCAAAACAACAGAAAGATAAGATGAAAGAACACATATATAAAGGAACAAAATAACATGGGATCATTACTAGCCAAATTAAAGAAGAGTTCAAAACTCTCAAAGACGGATGGTCTTGCAACGTCAGTATACTTCAACGACGTACCTCTGACGCCCACCTCAGTTCCAATGATTAACGTTGCGCTTAGTGGTTCCATCGATGGAGGTATTGGACCTGGGCTGACGATGCTTGCAGGACCGAGTAAGCATTTCAAAACGAGCTTCGCTTTGTTGATGGCCGCGTCATATTTGAAGGCACATCCCGAATCTGTGTTGATGTTCTATGATTCTGAATTCGGAACACCCCAGGCGTACTTTAACGCTTTTGGTATCGACACTGAACGAGTGTTGCATGTTCCTATTATGAATATCGAAGAATTGAAATTCGACCTTGTTCATCAGCTCGAAACGCTGGAAAACAAGGAAGACGTTATCATCATCATTGATTCAATTGGTAACCTAGCATCTAAAAAGGAATTGGAAGACGCTTTGTCCGAGAGTAGCAAAGCTGATATGACTAGAGCCAAGGCGCTTAAAGGTCTCTTCCGAATGGTAACACCCTACCTTCAAACGAAAAACATCCCAATGATCGCAGTGAATCACACGTATAAGACGCAGGAAATGTTTAGTACTGATGTTGTTTCTGGTGGAACAGGCATATATTATTCAGCGAATAACATCTGGATTATTGGACGTCGTCAGGATAAGCAGGGTGTTGAGATTAAGGGATACCACTTCATCATTAACATCGAGAAATCTCGATTCGTTAAAGAGAAGTCGAAGATTCCTATCTCTGTATCATGGGAAGGCGGGATCATGAAATGGTCGGGCCTCCTTGAAGTTGGTCTAGAATCAGGTTGGGTTATGAAGCCCAAGAAAGGTTACTACACCGTTGTTGATACTCCGGGTGGTGATAAACCAGTCGGCAAAATTTGCAGTGAAAATAAGACTCACTGTGCAGAATTCTGGCAGCCGCTATTAACTAACGCACAGTTCCTACAGTGGATCAAGGAACGTTACACTATCGGCGAGGTTGCCATGGCACAATACGAAGAAGAGGACATATAAAATGATGGAGCAAATCACAGTAATACCCACCGAGCAAATTGATGAAAAGACCGGACACCCATTCGCTAAGATGCGGTGTGAATCAGGAGAGTTTAAGGGCGTGCTATTTCAAATAGGCGCCGTGAGTTTCCCAACAATGGAAGGTGATTCCATTGAAGATCAGAATGGTAATGTCCCGATGCACATCGAATTTAACATTCTCGAAATTCCCGATTATGGTACCATAATCGGCCGATCATGCAAGACGAAAGAATCGATTGAATGTGATCCTGCATTTCATCAGCTTCTTGCTGATATCGTCGTTAAGTCGATATCTCAGATGATTGATGAAAAGGATGTTGAGAAAGTAAAGCAGTGATTCATTTAGTACTCGGCCGCGATGGCAATGGCTCTACAATGAATGTTGAAGGTGTATGGGATGATGAGTCATCGGCTCACACCCATCGCCAACAACTCGAATCTAATTATAGTTTGGTAACCGTAGAGAGTTACGAAATTGAATAGTGTACATCTAACCGACGATATGGTATAATAGACATATGGAAGATATTAGCGAATTAGTAATTAAAAATATTGTAGCGAATGAGGAGTACTGCCGAACAGTATTGCCATTCCTCAAGAAAGAATACTTTGATGGCCATGCCAGATTTGTATTTGACCTGCTCGTAAAGTTTGTCACCAAATATAATACGATGCCCAATTGCTCTACTATGGAGTATGAATTCTCTCAACTTGAATCTCATCCCGAGCAAGCACAAGAAATTCATGCTTATATTAAGCGAGCATTCACTATAACGGATGACGAACGATCTACGGATATGACATGGCTCGTTGAAACCACAGAGAAGTGGTGTCAGGATCGAGCTGTTTATTTGGCTGTCCTTAAGTCAATTGAAATCATCAACGGAAATAACGCTGAGATGTTACCCAGCGCTATTCCTGATATGCTTCAACAAGCATTGGGTGTGGGTTTCGATCGTGACATTGGTCATGACTACATGGAAAATTCAGACAAGCGTTTTGAATACTACCACACCCCGGAGAACAAGGTGCCTTTCGATTTAGAGATGCTTAATAAGATCACTGGTGGAGGTGTTAAAAGGAAAACACTAAACATCTTTCTTGGAGGTACCGGCACAGGTAAGAGTATGACACTGTGTCACCTTGCTGCAGCATATATAACTCAAGGTATTAATTGCCTATACATCACCATGGAAATGAGTGAGGAGAAAATCGCTGAACGTATTGATGCCAATCTATTTGACGTCAACATCAACGAAATTGCTTCTCTAACCAAAGGTGAATTCAATAAAGCAATCCACAAGATCCGCACAACTTCGTCCGGCCGACTGATTATCAAGGAATACCCGACGGCTGCAGCGCATGCAGGACATTTTAGAGCATTGCTTTCTGAACTGAAGTTGAAAAAGGATTTTATTCCTGACGTAATCTTAATCGATTACATTAACATCTGCGCCTCATCTCGTATTAAGGGAATGGGTGGATCCATTGGTTCATACGGCTATATCAAGGCGATTGCTGAAGAGCTTCGAGGCCTGGCAATTGAAACCGATACGATCATGTGGTCGGCTACGCAAACTAACCGTGATGGTATGAATTCTTCGGATGTCGATATCACCAATACGTCTGAGTCCTTTGGCCTACCCGCTACAGCAGATTTAATGTTGGCTTTGATCACTACAGAAGAGCTTGAAGAGTTAGATCAAATATTGGTCAAACAACTTAAGAATCGATATAATGACGTAGCCTATTACCGTCGCTTTGTGTTGGGAATGGAACGCGCCAAGATGCGCCTATATGATGCTGAGGAATCAGCTCAGACCGATGTGTTGTCGGGCGATACGTCATTCACTGCTACAACCGATGAGCCGGACTACAGCGAATTCAAAATGTAAAGAATAATCATCAGAAAACAAATGGATATGACATGAAGAAAACAAAAACACACAAACGATTACTGAATTGGCTGGCACGGAAGAGTGATCTCTATTTAGATACTCGTAATCAATTACGGCGCGCGGAAAGCTCTCTACAAATTATGAAGCGGGATTCTGATGAGCTAGGGGAAAGGGTTGCTGAAATATCACGTAAGCTTTGTTCAGTCGAAGTGCGTCGTGTCAATCATTCTTATCCTAAGCTTCGTGTATGCATCGACATCGATTCTGCAATTTTAGAGTACGGTTTCATGCATGGCGATGATCACGTTGCCATCGAGCACGTTGGCCGAGAAATAGGCTATCGCGCAGCTCAGGAAATTCAACGTGCAAATTTCCGTAGATCTGACATCCGCCCTTTAGGATTGGAATATGCAGATCATATCAATCAATAACAAACACAACATAAGGAACATATAGCCTGATCCAAGCTTCTAATCACCCTCAGGATCACTTTTCAGCAAATTGAGGGTGATTATATGGATCTAGAGCCCCAACGGCCTCCTGAAGGCCCGAGGGGCTTCTATGCATAAAGGACTGATCTAGCCATACTTAGCAAAAAAGTGCTGAAAACCGAAAATAATGGTGTACTTTAGTACGAATCTGTGGTATAATAATTCTATGAGGGTTACAGTTACAAAGAAGCTAATGGAGCAACAGTTATGAAGGTAGTCAACGTCGATCAGCGTGAGCGGAATTATCAAGAACGCAGTTTTAATCACTGCAAGGTGATGGTGTCCTGCAGTGATGATAACATGGATATTCGATCCATCATCGATAAGTGGTTCATGGCTAACGAGATCTGGGAACTAAAAGTTAAGTCCAAGGCGTGGGGCGCTCTTACCCGCTTTACGAATAAGATCGTCTATGCCGGTCTCGTAGAACACTTCGATGTTCCTCTGAAAAATGTGTGGTTTTCACAGAAGGCTGGATGCAGCTGCGGTTGCTCACCAGGATTCATCGTCAGGGGTGGGAAACGGGGCACTTGGGCTTTCCTTACCCTGGAATTCACTGAGGAAGAAGTCGCAGCCACTTTGGATTTGATTAAGTCCAAGAAGGTTGCAAAATTGCTGGCAGCTGATATGGCAGCCCATAAAGCTGCAGTAGCTAATAACATTAAGTAAAGAGGGAAGACGCAATGGCAATTTTAACAGAGCATCCGAACACCAAGCTGACGATTGATCTCAGTGGACCTGAGGGTAATGCCTTTTGTTTGATAGGAGCAGCAAAGCGTTTTGCAAAACGCATGGACCTTGATGGTGCTGCTATCGTCACTGAAATGACGACAAGCGATTATGAGAATTTGATTCAGGTATTCGACAAGTACTTCGGCGAGTGCGTTGATCTCATAAGATAAGCATTCGAGTCTGAAAATAATGGTGTACAAATCTGATAGACTATGGTATATTAGTACCATAATAAATTAACAGTGAGAGAGAAGATTATGAAGACAGTGATTATGTTGGTGCCGATGTTATTGGTGTGCCTATTTGTGAGTGGTTGGGTGATGAATGTAGTTAAGGTTTGCCAGTGCGATTTTGAAGCGCCATTTAAGGCCGAGACGATTCGGGGCGTGGGAGTTTTCATCCCACCAGTCGGTGCTGTTGCCGGATGGTGTACAATCGAAGATTAATCTTACAGCGAACAAGCTGTGTTGCAACAAGGATGAACGAGTACGAACAGGTCCAATCGCGAAAGTTGCAGAAAGATCATCCTAAAAGTTCATGGGTCTTCTCGGGTTACCATGTAAAATAATATAATCCGAGCCAATTTGATATATAAATATTATAACAGAACAGTGGTAGGGCCAAGAGATGAGGTCGATATCGGAGACGATGGATTAGGGGTCATCCGGTAAATGTTGATTTTTGAGTGGTTGGAGGAACGTGTAAGGGTTGCCGCCCTGATAGTTTGTCCTTAAGAGATACCCGTGACGTAACACGGCAATGTTAAAAAACAGGTAATGAATTCGTCTAATTGGCAAGACACCAGCGTTTAGCTGGAATCATGAGGTTCGAATCCCCATATTCAATTGCTCTTCCCTTCGGGGCCCTCACCTTTTTACGGAGTATAGCGCAGTCTGGTTAGCGCATCGCGTTTGGGACGCGAGGGCCGGGGGTTCGAATCCCTCTACTCCGACCATTTTATTATGATAACGAACAAACAACAGATGTGGAATTATATTGCTGATCAAAATAAGTTGATCGGCAAGGGACGTGTGTCACTACCGGTATCTCAACTGAAGCGACTCGTTGAGGTGGTATGGGATACAAGTAAGAGTTCTGAACACACGAAAGCTCCGGCATATCCTACTGGTTTTGAAGAACTGTTTGGAGGATTTTGGCGATGAATACAGCAACTAATGACGATGTAAACACGTTATAGGCTTATAGCTCAGAGGACAGAGCAGCAGATTCCTACTCTGCAGGTCGTGGGTTCGACTCCCACTAAGCCTACCACAACCACAACTACAACTACAACTACCGATTTGACGGCAAATCGAGGCCCTCAAGTGGTCCTGAATGCATAAGTACCTGATTTAGTGTAATTTAACCCTATTTTAGATGCAGTGTTCATTCAGGACCACTTGAGGGCCTTTTTTCGCGAAAATAAGTGATTGTGTAAGTCCCTTCTGGAGCCCTACTTAACAAAAAAGTGCTAAAAACTGAAAAATAATGGTGTACTTTTACTGAGAACTGGTTTATAATGATATCAGAGGAATAACGGTAACAGCAAAGGGATACAGTATGAAGACGAATCAATGGAAGAAGCAGCTTGACAAGATGGCCCAGGAAGATCGGGCCTTGGCCAACAAGATCCATCGGAATGCCCGGCGTATGGCTGAAGAAGTAAAGAAGTCGTAACATGAGTATCGATCGCCAATTACAATTCGCATCGTCAAGATTCGGGCGGACCATGCTACATGTCCTAGCATATAAAAAGGATCGTCGTTTTATGTGGCACTTCCAGGGCATTATTCGCGAAATCAGGAGCATATAATGAGCGTACTATCAGAACCGAATAACATCGAGGTTATCTTCTTTCATGAAACTACGACAGGATGTCGTTGGCTCGAGCACAGCGTTCTGACGTATAGCATCAATGGTGCAGTCTCGGCTGCAGAGGATTATTTCGCCGGTCACAAATCAGCAGCTGCTCACCTGCTTAAAGGTTGGCGCCGGGATGGCGAGGACGTAGACATGTATCCCGATTTTGAGATCCTTAGTTGTGATCGCGATCAGGATCAAGCGACGACAACTCTAAATCGCGTATTTGACGCCTTTCTGTAGAGTTAAAATAATGGTGTACAGAATTTAGAAAGTGTGGTATAATAATTCTATGAATTTTAAAGTTAATAAAACTAATACAGCTCCAATACGGCTATACGTGGATGATATCCGCAATCCAGTGTTTTCTGGACTTCGGGATTGGGTTGTCGCTAAGACTAGCGCTGAGGCAATTGAGATTCTCAAAACACAGAATGTTATTGAGTGCTCACTTGACCATGACCTCGGCGGCGATGACACGGGCTATATCGTAGCATGTTGGATGGAAGAGAATAATGTCTGGCCCAAGGATGGAACATTTTGCCACTCGGCAAATCCGATCGGCCGCCACAGAATTACCGCAGTTATCAATGCTGCAAAACGGAGGTCAATATGACCAATGAACAAAACGAAGTCGATATTGGAAGCACACTGAAACTGTCAATTGATATTTGGGAACGTTTCGATAATCATGCATATTTTGAATTCACTGAACACGCATGTGATCATTACAGTTCTGATACTGAGACGTCTGTTGACGTTGATAAAGAAAAAGCTATTGAAATAATAGCGGCGCTGAAGAAAGCGTTTAACCTGTAGGAGAAAACTATGAAGACCAAGAAAATGACAACTCGCCAGATCGTGGAACGCATGCAGAAATGCATCGCCAATGGAGATACTGCGTCAGCATTCTTCCGCTCTCTTGAGCAGATGGTTCCGGCATGTTACCACATTAATCAGAAGAAGGCGGCTCTGTAATGGATATCTATTCAGACACTCCCAAGTGCTTCAGCGCTACAATTCATAGTGTGCTGCATGTGATTACACCTAAAGAAGCGTGGACAATTAATGAGGCTCATGAACGAATCCCCATTGATCGTGGTATCGTATACGAATTATTGGCTGACATAACGAACGCCTTAGGCAAAGAACCCATGGTCTCTGAATCCTGGTAATCTACAAACAACAGAAAGAAAAACATGAATAAGCTGCAATTACTCGCATATCGAATCGCTACGGCGGCTCTCCAGTTCACTCCTGAGACACTCGCCATGATGTTGGTGTGTATATACATTAATCCGGTCATCAGTGTCATGTGGGCTATTGGAGTGACTCTCTACTACAACTATACACAACGGGTCTCGTAAAATGAAAGTGTGCACAAAGGATAAATGGTTAATTGTTAATCGAACAACACAAAAGCTGGTATATCCTGAACTGTGTTTTACTCGAAAGCGTAATGCTAATACGTATCTATCGTCGAAACATCCGGGAGTGAAGCCTCACGAATTGTTCTTACTTTTTGAAGTTAAATCACTATACGAAATATTGAAAGAGATGAGTGATGGCAAGATTAGTTAGAGATCGCGATGGCGAAGGACACTATGGTTCTGTCTTAAATCTTATACCAGCGAACCTGAGCGATAGTATGCATAGTTGGGATGGAAATCCCGAATCGCTTTTGGGATTCGGATTATATATTGGTACAGTTACAGGTGGGATGTTTTCATCTAGGGACTGGTGGTGCACAACGGTAATCACAGAGATCTTAGAAATTACTAACGATCATATTCGTTTTAAGACGAAGAATTCATTCTACACTTTATATAAGCACTAATATGAAAATTGAAATCAAAAAGAATCGAAATCGTAAAGCGCCAACGTTTGCAAACATTAACCTACTGGGCCAATGCAATGCAAATTGCTACTTTTGCCTCGGCAAGGATATCTGTAATGAGCTCGCAGGGAAGAACCAATTGGATGTCCCATGGACGCAATGGAAAAACTTCAATGAGTTTCTGTCAGAGTGTGCTAAGAACGGCATAACGAAATTATATCTCACCGGTCAGACTGCTGACGGACTACAATATAAGTCCGAGCATCTTAGGTCTTTGTTGATCCACCTTCAACACTATGGCTTTACAGTTGGTGTTCGAACGAATGGATATTTAGCGCAGGAGAAGATGTGCCTCATCGATCTAATGCAGGATGAGATTGGGTATTCCATTCACAGTCTGAATCCCGAGACTAACAAAAAGATTATGGGTCGAAGTGATATACCTGATTGGGATTATATTATACCCAGGAGCGGAGATAACGTACGTGTCTCTATTGTACTGAACCGTTATAACGTCGTTGAGTTTGATGAGTTGGTGAAGTATATTTCTAAATTCGATAACGTCAAATACATTCATGTTCGTCGGATCTCTACAGACACTCGTCAAGAAGAGTTGCAGCAGGATATCGACCTGTATGAAAGCTTCTATACCGAGTTCATAAAGACACATAAAAAGATTGCTGATTTTTATAGCGCTGAAGTGTTCAATATCTACGGCAAGGAAGTAAACTTTTGGAGGACAGTCGAAACATCCGTCAATTCATTCAACTACTTTACGGATGGGACACTCTCAAAGGAATACTTCATTGTCGAGGGGTATCTCAATGCCTATAAAAATAACGGTGTACAAATTTGACAAACCATGGTATAATAATTCTATGAAGTTAAGAATAGGAAATTATTATGAGTGATATCGACGTTATGGTATTAAGATACGATCCACATGTGGATCCCGTGGACGACAGCAGAGCGTGTATGTTTGTTGATAATCTGAATGGTACGTACGTCAGTTATCACGACTATCAACTGCTTGAGCTCAACACCGTCTCTACAGAATACTATGATAAGATTGTTGCAGAAGCCAATGCTGAAATTGTTCGGCTTAGGGCTATTATCCAAACAGCGGCCGAGCAAAGTTCACCGCCTCAAAAGGTGGATGCACCCTTGGAGAAGGACGCTATTGATCGGCCATACTCTGGTCAATGTCAACATGGTGTGCCTATAGGTCAATCCTGCGCCAAGTGCAGGAGATACCACTTTTGGGTGTGATCTTCTCAATGTTAGATTCAAAACATAAAGGATGACGAGATAATGTATACAACAACACTACTGTTTATTAGAGCATGAAAAGATTAACTATCATCAAAATATTATTAGCACATGCATATCAGCCATCCGTTTCTCGCGTAAAGATCAACTTAACGGCTTTATCCCACCCCTCAAATTTCGTTAGCCTCGCCGTGTAGAACCATATGAATATTATGTGAGCATGTTTCGTAACGATGGTTGTATATTTAATCCTGCCGGCACGACCGATAAAGGCCCACATGATCGTGGTTATCGTTGGTGTTTTAGCATGCTAGCTTAAGAATCTCTCTACAGTCAAATCTGCAGTCCGGAATCACTCCTGAGAGCATTTTGAGTCGTAGGATGTATATTTACCTTCAAAAAGGGCAAAATGGCCTGAAGAGTGACTCAGGAGCCATCCGCGTATCAACCACTTACACATCTACTCTACCATCGTTATTACTGCCCACAAACTATTTTTCAGCATAAGTGCTTGATAAGCTGGACCTTAGCTTTTTAGCCGAAAATAAATGAAAATAATGGTGTACAAGCTGCAGAAACTGGTTTATAATAATATCAGAGGAAGTAATATAATGAACGAACAAAGCAGAGAGATCGGGCAAACAGTGCTGAAGGTGCTGGCTGTAATTGGGAACGTACTAATACAGGATGCGTCACGGATATGAAGATGTTAGAAGGTGAATCGTTGGGTGAATATCGCTTCCGTCTACGGAAGGCCGAGGCGATCGCTGTGGCAAATGAAAAGCACCGGCAGTATGGGTTTGGTGATATGAACCAAGCCATGGCCAACGCTGTGAATGAAGGCCTGAGCGCTCTGCTCGGGAAGAAGATTACGGCTGCCACCGCCACATTCTAGGAGAATGAAGTTATGAAAGCATATGGTATCCCGCGGGAAGATGGTGTTGAATGGCCCGATGTTGAAGATATTCGGCATTATGGTCTGGCCACTCGATCCGGCCACGTTATTCGTTCAGTCGGTAAGCAGAAGACCCGGCGTTATTGGAAGAAGCAGGCTCGACGGGAAGCTGCTGAAGAGATCCGAGAGGATATGGTATTAGCGTTGAATGTGAAATGAAATTAGAGATATACGGAAGCTACGCGCCAGAGAAAAACAAACTGCCACCGCCACCACCTAAACCGACTTCCTCCTGTACGGGTCAAAGTGATTGTTGGGTGCCTTGCTGCGAACGACTCCCGCCCAACGCAGACGAAGTAATGGGGTGGGATGGTTATCGCGCTAGGATTGTCTGGTATGAGGCCGATACGCGTGAATGGTTTTGGAGAGACGAGGGAAGAGACGAGTGCTGGCTGGGAGATACGCTAACTCATTGGATGGTTATTCCTTCGGCACCCACCATTTTCTAAAGGAACTTAAATGTCTGAAGAATCGTTTAACAGATATAGTATCATAGATATTGCTACTGTAATCCATGATAGCATGGTTGGTTATTGCATGATACATAATATGGAAAGCTATGATTCATATGATCAATGTATAAAATATGCAATGGGTAAGGTGATGCGCCTAGGTCGTGGTATATATAATCCCACTATCATTGAAGCTATGTGTCATATGAATAAACACATTGTAGAACAATTCGGTGGAGCTATTCCGCTGTAGATTGTCAATAAGTTTCGGGTCGTCTCCCAAGTCGTCCGGATATCGGGCTCCGTGATTAGAGATGCATTCAGGAGTGTTTCTGCAGTTTTACGAGGGTAAACATACACCCGAGAGTCCAATGCATTCTAGAGTGACTCAGGAGCCAGCCTGTACGTAATACGTGGAGAGGCTTCCTACCACGTGGGAGCCATCTCTACCATCTCTACAACCGTTTTCGGACCATCACGAAAACTATTTTTCAGCATAAGTCCTTAATCGAGCCCGACTTAGCTTTTCAGGTGAAAATAATTGAATATAATGGTGTACATGCTAAAAAAGCTGGTGTATAATGGTTTTATCAAGCAATTGATCTTTGAAATTTGATGTGAGAAGAAGCGCTGAGGTGAGAGTAAGGGTTGCTGCCCAGAAATACCGAAGCAGGAAGACATCAGCCAGCGAAGCCAGCAAGCTTCAAGGCGCGATGAGCGGTGTGGTGTAATGGTAATCACAGCGGACAGTTTGTCCGGACAGATATAGGTTCGAATCCTATTACAGCTTTGCTCAACCCTCTTGTAACAGTGGGGCTTCTGATTCACGTTGATGCAGTAAAGTGCACGATATCAAGCGGGTAGACCTTGGGGGTTCGGGTCTTTTTAACTCGCCGTTACAAGCCGGCAGCAGCCCCTCTATTTTTGGTGTTGATGTTATTAATGAGTAAGTGAAGGAGATACAATGGGCAAGTGGCTAAGTGAGCATGAACTATGCGATATATGTGATGGGCCGCTGAAGCCCCATATCGTCGAGTTTTTCGTCGATGGCAAAACTATTGCAGGACCCTGGGCATTGATGTGTCCTACATGTTTTGAGAAGTGTGGGATGGGTATTGGGCCAGGCCTTGGTCAAAAGTACGATCCGACGACTTTACAGTGCATTGAAGGCGCTATAGATGAAAGCAATTTGAATGTATGATGAAAAGGAGTCGCCAACAACTTTGTGATAAGCTTATAACTGAGCAAACCATATATTTAGAGGGAGTTACACTCTCTGATCTACATATCTTTGTCACTAAGGACGTGATCACACCATATGTTAAGCGAGTAGGTGAAGCATTTCCTGGAATTACCCTTCCCTGGCGTGAACTTCCTGGGTTTGATTCCGATCACTATTATCGTGTAATGCGGTTAGATGGTCAATCATCTGTTATTGAATTGGTGCAGCGAAAGAACATTGCGTCAATTGATGGGGTTGCTCAAGATGAAATTACAACTCAATGGGAAGTCACAGGATCAAAAGGTGATGTCTATACTGTCAATAATCTTGGCAGCGGAAATTACACATGCACGTGTGCTCAATACAAATTTCGCAAGAAAGCATGCAAACACATAAAGGAAATACAAAATGGCGAAAAATGATATGCAACTAGAAAGTTACTTAGATAAAGGTGGCAATATCGTACGGGTTGGAGACTTCATTGTCTATGCCCATTTAATGGGGCGCTCCGCTGCTTTGAAATTTGGTAAGGTCGTTGCGATTAAGTCGAAGGAAAAGAAGTACAGTTGTGATTCTGGCTTCGTTATTACTGTCTTGGGTGTTGAAGATTATGGCTGGGGCAGCAACTATCCACGCCTAGCTGGTCGTAAAGGAGCATTGCAATGGCCTAATCGCACGCTGCTCGCTAATGATCTAATCCCAGACAATTATAAAGTTTTGTTCGAAAGCGCTGGGGCATGAAAACATCCCGAATTTTTAATTTTCGTGCATATTGGGCTGACACGCGTAAGGCCATTCCGGATTTTCTTGAGCAATATCTCGTTGAAGCGCTAAACGCCGATGAATTCATTATTCAGGAATCTACAGGATTCTTTGATAAAGAAGGAACTGAGATTTTTGAAGGTGACGTCTTACAAACAAAGGCATGTTTGAGTTCGCCATATGAACGCCGGGTGAATAATCATAGCAACACTCAGCGAACTGTTCGTCGTTCAGATAGAGATCATAAATTACATCTGTTTCAAAACAGCAATAAGCAATATCCAGCTTCGGGTATTGGTCTCAATACAATTACAGCTAAACGCTTTATAGTCATCGGTAATGTGATTAACGACAAGTGAAAAAAATATAGTG